TCATTGGTTTAATCCAGCATTGTTTGCTCATTTAATAGTTAAAGGTACATCGCTATATACCCAAGATAAGTTAATGGAACTAATGAGTCATGTAATCAAATATCAGGCGGGAAGATTCAAAGATGAATGGGAACATGACCAAACATCAGAAGGACTAATGCTTGCTTCACATTTGGCAGAAGTAATAGAAATGCATGAACCTCTAATCTAATATATACAGCCCAAATTATCCACAGGTTATCCACAGCCTGTGGATTTTTTGTTGTGGTCATGTGGGCCAAATTTTCCCTTTACGAATGGTTGACAAATTCGCCTGAATATGCAGAATAACATTAAATGTCGACAAATCAATATATTATCATATACAAATGTCGACAAATCTATGTAGAATGTGGGCGAATTTACCCCTTTACGAGGACATTTTAAAAATCGTGGAATATAAAAGCATTGACAAAATGGTATGGATATGCTTTATATGGCCCAAATTGACATTACGTCTCATTATATGATACGCTCAATTACACATATAGCTATTTGTCGACATATCTACAGTTATTCAAAGATAATCTATAGTATATATTCTCCACAATGCTCCACTTTACTCCACTAAATAAGCCATAGGAAGCCATTTGAGACACTTTAATGGGCGGGGGGATATAGAGGTCTGGACCTAATTTAATCTAAATTGTACACAGGCAACAGAGCTGTGCATCTTGTACAATATTGATATGTTTGTCCTGTGTGTGGACATTGCTCCAAGAAGCTTTCATGTATCTTATGCTTAGTTAGCAAGCATATAACTCCTATTAGTCTATAGAGTATATTGATCACTCTTGCTCCCCCGCCTTTTTAAATGTTGCCATTGAAATACATGAGAAGAGCTAAAACAAACATAAATGCTCCAAAGTAGTATCCGAATTCCATTAGAATGGCACCTCTCCAGTTTCCTTGGCAATGGCAATTTGCTCATTTGCCCATCTATTAATCTTAGTTTCTGGATCTTCTGCTTCCCTTGCCCATTGAGCTTCCCATAGGCCCATGAGAGATATATTACCTATATCATCAAAATAGTAACGCTTTAGTTCAGGGTTATATGTCCATCCATACCAAGTATCTCCTTCGGCCCAAGTAAGATTGCTGGGCAGTTCATCCTTATATTCATCTATGCGTTTACGTAAATCATCATACATATGTACCTCATCAAATAAAGCTTCTCTCAATGGAGTCCACCAAAATAGTCTATTAACTAACCAATCAATCATTTCGCACACCATATCTTATAATCGCTCATAGTCTGGTGATTATCCCAGTATTCTATGTTTTCTTTATCCATCCCGCATTTATTACACATTATCATGCCAATATGGTTTCCCATTTTCATCAAAGTCAGATCCCAATCTTTCTAGTAATTCCTGCGTTTTAGGATCTATTTTCCATGCCTCTAGCATGGCTTCTAGATCAAATTCTCTATCAAATTCTTCAGAATTCATATGTCTCTCCCGCCGCACTTTTTCGCACTAATTGCGACCAATATTATTTAATATAATCTTGAGGGCATAGTCCATGCCCTCTGTGTATGCCATGGCATCATCTTTAGCCCATAACAACTTTCCTTCTGCGCCAAAGGAAGAGCCGCGATAGATTAAATAGTCTGTCTTAGCTAACTCTATCTTTTCTATAAGCTGATTAGTCTTGTTCTTCGATATCTTCTTTAGTTTCATCATCCTCCTGCTCTCCGCCCACAGGCATAGTAATGCCTGGATTAGGCAATTGGGGTTTAACTGATATTGACTGAGGAACTTCAATAATTGGATCCTGACTAGGTGGAGTATTATCCATCATTCTATAAATTGCAGTAGAAAATAGTAATAAAGATATTAAAACTACAATAAATACCGTTCTATCTTTCATTCTAATTCCTTTTCAATAGACTTAATTCCTTCCAATACTTTGCCCCATATTGAGGATCCATAGTTATCATTAAAGTACTTAAACATCTCTAATCCCGCCTGAGTTTTAATTCCCGTAGTTATTTCAATTCGTCTTAGTTGAGACTTACTGTCATAGTTACTAGCATCTCTTTCTAATCTTCCCTGATATATTTCATCTGCTCCATCTGCTTGTTCCAATGAACGATTCATTCCATCCCAAAAAGTATCGTGTGTCATGCTATCTCCTTAAGATGTTTAACTAAACTATTAAATGGTCTTCCATTAGATGTTGAAGCTAAGTAGAACCTGTCCTCATGCTGTCTATCTCTATCGTATTTTACTTCTACCCGCCAAGATTCACTGGTGTATGAAGGAACTACAAACATTCCGCCAGTCTTCTGTGACACCATAACATAGGCCAAAGGTTTCTTAGCCTTACCCTCAAATCCTGATACAGTATCTATAATTAAATCATCATATGGAAAGCTAGATGGATCATCTGTAAAGTATAGATTCCTTGACTTAACTTCAAGCACTTCATCGCCCACCAATATATCCTTTTCATTGGCTGTAAAGTCCTTTATCTGCTCCTTAGACTGGGCAAATTCAAGATCTGGTACTATACTATCAATCCCGCTCTCTTTAAGTCTTAGAGAGACTATCTCATTGAATCTATGACCCTTTGTCATTGCCGCCTTGTAATCAAATGACACTTTAATTAACCCTTCTTAGCTATAATATTCTTACTATTGATTAATAGAAATTTATTACCATCATCATCTTCTATTTCAGTCCCGCCATGTTCTGGATAATATACAATATCATCAATATCAATACCTAAAATTGGAATTAAGTCACCTTTATAATTATATTCTCCATCGCCTAGATCAATTACTTTGCCTGTCTTGGGGCCACTATCTGAAAATGCTGCAGAAATAACAAGGCCTGTTTTAGTTGTTTTATCTCCTAATTCAATTTTTTCTATAAGCAACATCTGGCCTAATGGTTTAATCATTCTTTTCTACTTTCGTTATAATTACTGGACCATTTTTTGATTTCCAGCTTTCCTGCTCTTGGTTAGTCTTACGCCTCTTTGAGGCACCGCTCTCTACTTTATAGATTGCTACACTTAGTGTCATGTCCTAATCATACAATTTATATCTAAGTCTGTCAATAGGAAACGGCCCCATACGAATATGAGGCCGTTTACTTATTTAATTATATCTTTTTTCGTCCGACTTTTCTTGGTGGTTTTGGATCTAAACTTGTTTCTCTGCGTATACCGTGTCTATTGGTATCTACTTTTAAACCAGATCTTAATTTACCTTGATGCGGCTTCTTTCTTCCAACTTCTGTTGAATTTACTGCACCCGCTGGTGAAGATTGCGGAGGTGGAGTCATTCCTGTTCCATCCATTGACATTAATTAAATCCCAACTTGTGGTGCACTTGTAAGAGGAAAGTCTCTTGTAACTCCAAGTGTGTCTTCTGAATCTGTATCAAACATCGCGGGTGATGGTCTTTGTCCTGGACCAACATCATAAACATTTTGATTAGGCATTTCTACGCCCATAAATGCTTCTTTACCGCATCCACACATATCGCACATAATTACATATTCTCTGATTCTGGATATGCATTTGTCTCTGCACGATTGCCCATATCATATGAGCCTTCTGCATTAAATCCTGCGTTACCTTGCGTTGACATATCTTTTGCTGGAAAAGCTGCTGCTGGCGACTGTCCTGTTGGATTGAGATCCAAGTTGTTTGAGCCTGACTGCTCGCCTGTCTCATTAAATCCTGTTAAATTAATTCCGTCTGTCATTTTATTACTCCTATAGGTTATTTATTTAAGTGGGACTAGTATTCCACTTATAGATCTATTATAGCATTTAGTTGATTAAGACTTGTATTTTTCATGCCAACAGTCGGTACAAACATCTATTATTGCCCCTCCGTTTGATGTGACCCTACTAGACTCATTATTACAGCCAGGAATCTGACAGATATCTAAATTACTTAGGTCCACTAGCTTTTTGGCCCCTGTAGCCAGTCTTCTTTTTATTCATTGATCCAGGCTTTTTAAATGCTGATCCGCCAGGTGTTGCTGCAATTCTTTGCTCTAAAGCTTTTTTAATTTTGTCGTGGTGCTTCGCCATTTTCAATCATCCTAACTATATATCTAATAACTTCATGTGGCCTCCAGTCTGAAGGCAACTCTAAATATTTTATTTCCCTTGCTATTTTTTCTCTTATAGTATCTTGTATGTAATCCACTGTGTTATTCTATCATTTAATTAATAAGGGAGCAAGACCCTAAGATCCTGCCCCCTTATATTAATAAATTACTTCTTTAATGCAACCTTTAGCTTTGGAAACTTTTTGTTCCACTTATTAGCAAGGGCATTATATTCCGCCTTGTACTTTGCAGCTGCAGTTGCTGTTGCAAGATCCGCTGCTGCCTTAGCTGATACAGCAGAAGCATCTGATGCTGCCTTAGCGTCTGCTAGAGCCTTGTCTGATGCTGCCTTAGCGTCTGCTAGAGCCTTGTCTGATGCTGCCTTAGCTGATACAGCAGAAGCATCTGATGCTGCCTTAGCGTCTGCTAGAGCCTTTGCATTTGCTAACTTGTTTGCTTCATTTGAAGCTTTTTCAGTTGCAAGTGCTGCTTGTGATGCTGCAAGATCTGATTTTAATCCTGTAATGATTCCTGCAAGATCTGAAACAGTAAACTTAGCAATTGCAGACTTAACTGGTGCTGCTAATCCAGTTACGGCAGTTACTCCAGAAAGTCCTGTTACAACAACTGTTACTTCTCCAGCAACTGCTGTTGAAAGTGATGCTGTAGCTGTTCCGAGAACTGCTCCAGTAGATGTATTGGTTGCTGTTGCTGTAGTCAATGTTGTAGAAACAGCACCACCAGTAAATGTTGAACCAATTAAAGTTACTGTTGCTGTATCTGATACTGCGTTACCAAAAACATCTGTAGTATTAATAGAGATCGTTGGAATTGTACCAACTGCTGTTGCAGATGGAACTGAAATTCCTAAATTGTATGCTGATCCCGCAAGACCTGCTACATAAATAATTGTTGAATAAGCACCGTTAGTTACGGTTACTGAACCAACTGTTGTAGTTGTTGTATAAGCATATACTGTTACTGCAGAGCCTGCAGATGTCACTGTAAGTCCTGAAACTCCAGAAGCAACTGTCTTTGGTGCATCTGTTGTGTTTAATGCTGCTACTAACTTAACTGTTGGTGAAGCAGAAAAGGTAACTTGTGTACCTGTATCTGCTGTTGCTGCGATAGCAATAGTATTACCAGAAGTAATTACATTGGTTGCTGGTACTGCTACTGTTGCTGGAGCCGCAGATGTTGTTGCGTTAGCCGCTGCTGCAACCGTAACGGCAAGTGGTGCTGCCGAAGATGGTGCTACAGAAAGGCCAACGATTGCTAGAGCTGCAGCAGTAGCAATTGATACTTTCTTAAATGAGTTCATTTATTTTATTCTCCTTGTTTCCTCTGCCTCTAACTGAGCGCAGAATTTTAGTTTAATGCATTTACTTTTACTTGAAATGAACATGGATCTCCACCTTCATCCCATTCTTGTGATTCTTCTTCTGTTAGTGGTGGTCCATCATGCGTATTACAAAATACATCAGACACCCAACCACGATCATAACCATTCTTAAGCCATATTTCAAACTCTACATGATCAATATATTCTGGATCAGAATCTATATCCATTCGGACAACTCCTTTAATAACATATGCTTGGGCTTAGCCCCTACAATAGTTTTAACTGGTTGGCCATCCTTAAATAGTACCATAGTTGGTATAGAAGATACTGAGAATTCAAATGATTTTTTAGGATTCTCATCAACATTTAACTTACCAACGAGTAACCCCGTGTCATTTGATATTTCATCTAGAATAGGAGAAAGCTTTTTACATGGCCCACACCATTCCGCCCAGAAATCTACAAGGATAAGGCTATTACCCTCAAGTGCTTCTTTAAAGTTATTATCTGTTAGTATCATAGTTATCTAATTAACTATCCTTTAACTGATCTGCAGCAGCATTGAATTTATTCATAAAAGTTTGAATTACCCAAATTGCTGTTTCATTAGCATTATGTCCTAAAGCAGCAGATATTTCTTCTGTGCGTTCTTCAATTGCTAATGCGTTATACCATTTTTGATATAGTTCTACACCAATATCTTTAACAATTCCTTCTAGAACTGTCATATCAGCCATTTAATGCTCCAGTCAAATTAATAAGCTTGCCACTTGGCACCTTTGAATTTCTTGTTGGTAAAGATGTATTGCTGATTAAGTTATAGATTTCTGTATATGATAGCAGTGGCTTTGCTGTTCTAATTGCTATCCATTGTGCTGCCGCAATTTGTGCAGAGGCAGATGTTCCTGATGTATTTGTTAAAGCTCCTCCTGGAAGAGTAGACTTAAGATTACCCAAAGCATAGAAATCAGTTAGCTTTAAGTCTGCATTACTATAGATTGCAATATCATCGTTATCTGTTGTTGCGCCAACTGCAATTCCTTCTGGAATACATGCAGGCCAATCAATTCTTGAATAATCTCTTGCATTTCCTGTTGGGAAAAACACGGGCACATTCATTGATGCAAGAATTTGAATTCTTGATTGTGTGATTGGTGTCTTATTGCAATAGTCTGCTCCTGGAAGCAATGTGTGATGTCCCTGTGACATAGATACTGCTTGAATGTTGTATTGATCTTTATTAGCAATAACCCAGTTTAATGCAGTATAAATAGTCTTTTCATTTACAATTTGTCGTGAACCATTGGCTGTATTTCCAATGATACGAACAAAAACTATCTGCATATTTGGATTAGCTTTAACTGCAATAGAAGCCATCTGAGTACCATGCTCAAATCCACCCTGATTTAAAAACTTTAATGGTAGCGTTGAAGATCCAAGACCTTCCATGAACCCCTGAAGATTTGGACAGGTGTTATATTCTGTGATACAAACTTCTTGTGCAATCTTATCTTTAAAAATTGGAAGAGATGTATCTAGCGCTGTATCCAAGATCGCTAGTGTGGGAACCTGTAAGGTTGAATTCTTAACTGTCTTAGGTGCTGCTAATGCAGCAGATGGTGTGATTAGTGTTAGGGCAATTAATGCCGCGATTAGTTTTTTGTTCATGTGTCTATTCTACTAAAATAGACTGATTCCGTCAAGGCTTATCTGTAATTTTTTTTGTATACCACTTATTTGCCTCTAAATTTGGCTCCATGCCCTGTGTCTCTAATAGATTATTTAGTGTTTGTGAATATAATTCAACTAACATTTCCATTCGAACCATCTGTAATTCTAGCATTCTAAGTCGTTCTGATTTTCTCAATATTCCATTCCTTCTCTGTCTACTGGTGTGGGAGCTGTTGCTAAACTTCCACATGTTGCACATATCATATCTAAGAAATATGTTGCTATTTCATAGTTTTCAAATGCTGCTTTCACGTACCAGATATTGGAACCACATATACATTGATGTGTTGGTGTTCCACGAAGATCCATGCCAATTTCTTCATCTTCTTCTTCAAGGTCGTTCTTGTCAAATATGAGAACCTCATATCTATCTAAAAATGTTCGTGCTGCCCCTATGGATAATAAACCCAATAAGACCCCAACCAACTTCTTTATGTGTCTCATATATCAATTATACATCAAACTTGGATGTAAGTAAATGGAGCTGCCACGCTCATTGAAAATTCTGCTGCTGCTTCTAATGCAGCCTTCATTCTTAATTTAGGATTCTTTTGGTGTTTAGTGGCGTGTAATGCTCCAAGGGCAAACATTCCGCCTGATCCCTCTGCCATATAATTAACTATATTCTCACCAACATGGAAGTCTTCATCTATAGTAAAGATTCTACCTTGAAGACCTACTATAAAGATTCCGCCCTCATCTTCTTGTCCCGCCTGAGAAACGCTTCCAAATCCTTCTGCTCTAAATGCATCTTTAACTGAGTCAATGAATTTAGTCCTCATAAATTTATCTAGCCCACTATTTGTTTTAGTTGGAGTGTAAACTGGAGGCTTCCAAGAATATTGCAAAATTTGTCCCATACGAAATGAATCTGTAAATGCAACAGCATATTGCCCAATTTTAAAACATTTAGGCTCTTTTCTAGAAATAATCCATCCACTTTTTTCATCTGATGCGGCATGATCGGAACCCATGTAAACAATACCATTTTGGGCAATAGCTACTATACAAGTCATATTATAAGTATACTAAATATAAATTCGAAGGTCTAGTCGTCGTGTGTGTGTAATTCTAAATCAATTAATGATAACTTAATCAGGCTTTCCTCAAGCTCAGCTTTTACACTAATTAATTCCTGTATAGCGTTGTAATACTTCTCACGCCACTCATTTAAGTCTTTTTCTAATTGATACAGCTTAATCTGAAGATCTTTTAACTCTATTTTAAGAGCATCTTGTTCCCGCTCAGTTTTACGGATCTTTTCTCTTTTTGCTTCTATTCTGCCAACTACTAATGCCGTGCCTATTCCACTAACTGCGGAGGCAGAAATAACAACTACAATATAATTAGCATCTAATGGCATAATACTTAATTATACCGTGAAATGAATATTAAACTAATAGTTCAGATGCGGCAATATCATTGCCAATATATCTCTTTTTTAATATAACTTCTCTAACAAAATCTGGGCCAAACTGTCTTCCAGCCAAAATAATAACCCATCGCGGCTCTAACTTTGTTGTTACGCATGTCTCACACATTAATAAGTTAATTGCAAGCAAAGATGACTTTCTGACATTTAATTTGTTCTTACTCTTATTGCATGAATAGCATAATATTTTTTCCATTAATTTTCTTCCTCAACATGTTGGAATACTATCTCGTCTATGATAGCAAACTCATCGTTTTCGATAAGTTCTTCGTACTCAATATCTTCTTTTTTGTATTTTACAACTGATGCATATGCACCCATTTGTTCTACCGTTCCATATACCTTTAAGTCATGTAGGTAGACTATATTAATTACTTCATAGTACTCTTTCACTTGGGACACCAACCAGTTCGCATCTTGTACCATAGGATTCGATCAACTTTTTGACCTTCCCAACATAATCTATTACACGCTCTTTGGAAGATCCATCGAACTGCATAAAATTGTCTTCATAAAGCTTAATGCCAATAAAGTCTGGGTACATTGCTACATCCATTAAAAGAAGTACTGGCTGTGGAATTTCACGAACTCTTTTAGCCATTTCTGGTGTATAGAAAACTGGCTTAGCTGGTTCGCCTGTCCATTGATTAATACCATATTTGAAATGGTTTTTATCAGATGCCATTTTTCTTCCTTATCTTCTTCCATATCTCTGGTGTCTTATGCATATTTCTTGTTTTATCAATTGAGCCTGCGCTAAGATATATTCCGCCTCTTACTCCATATTCGTCTTTTTCAACTCCGTCTTCATAACATACTTTAGATACTGGACAACTTAAACATGCTTCATCAATATTTTTAGCAATGTTTACATCTGCTTCATACTTATCATAGAATAGATTAGTGTCCATTCCACGACAAATTGCTAAATGATACCAATCAAAATCGTCTGAATCTATTCCTAAATCATTTAAAATGTTTGACATATTTAGCTGGCAGCTTCCAAACCCCTTGTTCATTGACAGATATTCTATCTGCAATTCCCCAGGAATCTTTTCTAAACATTCCCTTTACGCTACTGAATCCGCCACTATCTTTTTTCCAAATCATTAAATCGTAATTATCCCAATATGATTCTTGACTTTTAGTTTTAGATCTTTCTATAAAGATCTCTACACCTTTGAGTGTAAGATGAAGCATTTTTTCCCTATCTAGTAAGTCCGCCTAGATTTATTGCTGGCCCACTAGGATTCGAACCTAGGACCTAGAAGTTAACAGCTTCCCGCTCTGCCTGCTGAGCTATGGGCCAAAGCAGAAACCGTAGTCTCTATGTATTATTATACAGTAAAAACTACGGCTCTGTCAATGATTTTTATTTAGTCCAGAATGTACCAGCGCCTTTAGCTTTCCCCTGCTCTTTAAATTTAATTGCTCTACGAGCAGCAGCCTGCATTCCTGCTGTTGGTTTATATCCTTCTTTTGCCAATTTACTTCTCCCGAATTTTAATAATATTGACACTTTTAATTTCGTCATCAATATTAAATATATCTCCAACGTAATCCTTTGCATCAGCTTCATTAAATGCTTCTACTTCAATTTCTACATCTAATTTAACCCGATAAGTGTTCATAATACTAGTATACCATTTTAGTTATAATTTGGGTCATCTTCTGGTTTTCCAGCTGCTTTAGCTGCGGCATCAGCTGCCTGACGTTCTTCTACTTTAACATCTGCTACAGTTTTTGCGCCCTTATCTACAGTTGAAAATGCTGCATTAATTTCATCAAGCGTAAGCTTCCCATCATCCATAAATGCACGAGCTAATTTTTCAATAACTGCTGCTACTGCTGTAAGCCCAGCAACCATCATTGCCTTTGCTACTGATATGCCAGCTACTGCACCAGCACCAATAACTCCTAAACCAGATGCTGCAAATACTGCAACAATACGCATTAAAACATTATTTAAACTTTTCATTATTCCTCATTTCTATTTCTAATAGGATATGTTACTGCCCATGCAATTAATGTGCATACAATTGCATACCCAACTATTGTCTTTGCTGATCCATCTAACACTACCCAGGCAATAAACATACCTAGAAGTGTCCAAAGTTGATCAATCATATCTTGAATTATTTTCTTTATCATGGTCTTCTTCTCCTTATTCCCTTGGAATCGCCAGAGGCTCCTCCGCCACCTGACCCACCAGAATTGCTTCCGCCTGAACGTGAGCCCCCTGTTGATCCTCCAGTGGTTCCTGCAGCAGCACCTACAGCATTTAATGCTGCACCTGTTGCAACTACTGTTGCAACAACCATTTCAGTTGCTTCTTTTCTTTCCGATGGAGTCATATCTGCTCCAATACTTCCAAGTGCTGCTATTGCTGCTCCTGGATCATTAAATAGCTCTTGTGCAAATGCTGCTGGGTCTGATACTAATTCTACTTGAACTGCAACTTCTGCAGTAATTACAACAGCATCTCCATTTTCAGATGTACGAACATCTACTGGTGTTTCTGATGGTAAATCTGATAACTTAATTCCTGCATCTGCAATTTGTTCTGTTGTAAGATTTTGTCCTTCTTGCACTGACTGGATTAATGCGTTTGCAACAATTCCTTTTTCTGCTGTAGACATATTTCCATCACTAGAAACTAATGCAACAATTGCCGCAACATCTGCTGTAGAAACTTCACCATCTGATGCAAGCGCTTCAAGTACTGCTTTTTGATCTGATGTAGAAACTTTTCCATCTGCTGCTAATGCTTCAATTAATTTATTAGTTTCTTTTGCATCAACTTTGCCATCTGCCGCCATTACATCTGCAATTTTTGAGATTTCCTTTGAATCTATTTTACCATCAGACAATGCATCTGTTACTGTATTATCTACAGCTTCTGGTGCACCCTTGTCTATTGCGGCCTGCTCTGCTGCTGCGGCTTCTGCGGCTGCGGCTTCTTCTGCAGCTGCTTGA